AATGACAGCTGAAGAATTGGCTGACATTACAAATCCTGTTAATGCTTATGTTGATACAAATACTCTAACACAAGATCAAAAAGATGCTTCCAATGTTGTGACGGATGCTGATAAAAGTGAAGGTGGAGGTGTAAACCAACAAGAATCAACAACTCAATGGGATGAAAATGGCAATGCTACTGGCAACACACCACAGCCAGATATGAATAGAGATACTGCAGCATTAACACAAACAGGTGTGTATAATAATCCTGGGTTCTTTGGTGATCAATCAATGAAAAATTCTGACGTTGCTTTTAACAAAGCAGTTGGAATGGCAGTTGCAGTTGCAGGATTTGCTTCAAGTTTAAAAAGAAATAGAGCACCAAATAATTATGTAAGAACATCAAAAAACTATCTTTTGACTCAAAGAGAAATAGATGCAATAGAAAGAAAAGCTGGTGAGCTTTCTTTATTTGGTGTTGTTCCATACGATATTTTAGAAAATTTCTTTTATATTTTAGCTGCTGTTGAAAGTGAATCAGACATGATTCATATTGCTAAAGTTGTTGGTATTCCTCAATTAGAGGATAGAAGATTTATAAGAAATATATTAGGAATACTAGCAATATCTGATATCTATAAAGTAGGTTACTTGGCTAATGGTGTTGCATCTGTTATATACACGTTTTCTGGAAAATATTCTGGAGCTAGAATCTATGCTGATCCATATCAAACTAGTTTTGGAGATTTAGAAAGATCAAGAGATATTTCTAGATCATTAGGGGTTCTTGGTCCTCTTATGTTATCTTCAGCAACAAATTTGAATGGTAATATAGGAATATTAAGCAATGCTCCAAGTCTGTCATCATCTACAATTGATAGAACTCTTCAAATGGGATTACAACTTGCATCTGGTGGTTCAACACTAGGCATGGCTGCTACTGCTTTGACTCATCCTACTGCGGCAATTAAAAACATAGCAACAGCTGTAGGAGCAAATGCTATAAGAGGACTTATAAATTCAACTCCTTTGGGTGGTGTTCTTGGGTCTCTTGGACCTTTAGGTTCTTTGGTTGCTGGACCTTTATTAGAACAATTTGGTGGCATGGCTATTGGCAATTTTATGTCTGAGCTTATTACAGGAAAAAGAATACCTGTTCAAAAGCTTGCTAACAATCCATCTTTGAGACCACCATCATATGCTGGTAAAGCATTTTTTGGTGAAACCCCTTGTGCTCTTCCAGCTGTAGATCAATTGTTTTGTAGAAAAGTCGGTTCATTTGGCAATCCAATGAATGGTTCTGGAACTGATTCGTTTGAAATGCAAAATTTTGCCTCTTTTGGTGGAGCATTGAATATTGGGTCGGTTGTCGCAAGAATGGTTACAGGATCATCTGTAATTCCAGACACAAACACATATTACGGTCAAAGTATTAATAGTATGATAGGAAATGTTTGTAATGTTCTTAATGTTCCAACTTCATCCAAGATAGAAATGAGAAGATCAGATAATGCAATTCCCTTTGTTATAGGTCTTTCCGCAGCCATTGCTGAAGAGACTTTTAGTCCATTTGGATCAAAGCCAATATCAGAGGGATGGAAACTTGCCTCTTCTACTGGAAACGAAGTTCAAAGATATAATCCACAATACCTAGAAGCATGTAGAACTTCATTATAAATAATTAAATGACAACAAAAAACATTTATTCAGATATACCTACAAATTTAACTGTACATCCAATCAAGGGTGATCTAATACTCTTGTCTGATGAGGCAGCTGTAAAAAGATCAATTATAAATTTGATGTATACTGACCCATATGAAAGATTTTTCAATCCAAATGTTGGGGCAGGGTTAAAAGCGTATCTTTTTGAAAATATCAGTCAAGACACTGAATATATAATAAAAGAAAAAATAATAGAAGTCATAACAAACTATGAACCAAGAGCCAATATTATAAATGTTTCTGTGAAAGCTTTGCCAGATCAAAATTTGTACAACGCTTCAATTGTATTTTCTGTATTAAATAACGTCAATCCAGTAACTCTAGAAGTTATATTAAGAAGAGTAAGGTAATGGCAAATACGGGATTTCTTTCGGTATCAGAAACAAGCTTTGATGGAATTAAGGAAAATCTTAAAACCTTCCTTAAGTCTAAGACAGAATTTAAAGATTATGATTTTGAAGGTTCAAACCTTAGTTCATTATTAGATGTTCTTTCATATAACAGTTATATGAATGCTTTCTATCTTAATATGATAGGAAGTGAAATGTTTTTGGATACCACTCAGATTAAAGAATCTGCAGTATCACATGCAAAAGAATTAAATTACCTTCCCCGCTCTAGAACATCAGCAAGAGCACAAGTTACCTTGACAATAAACACTGGTAATGATTTGCCAGCTACTGTTGTTGTTCCTGAAAATTATGTTTTAAGAACAACTGTTGATAATAAAAACCTTGAGTTTTCCACAAACGAAGATATAATAATATACAATAAAAATGGTGTATATTCAACTGGTAAAATATATGTTTATGAAGGAAAAATAGTTAATGAATTTTTCCCTGTTGATACAGATAAAAGATATATTCTACAATCAGAAAATGTAGATATTAATAGTATTAAAGTTACTGTAATAAATTCTGATACAGACTCTTCAAACACAGTATACACATATAAAGATAGTTTGCTTGGGTTAAATTCAACCTCTGAAGTTTATTTTCTACAAGGCTACAAGAGCAATCAATATGAAGTTGTTTTTGGTGATGGAATATCTGGAAAGAAATTAACAAACGGAAATATTGTTAAGATAACATATAGATCAACTAATGGTGAATTAGGAAATAAAGTTTCTAGTTTTAATACTACAAGAAAGATTGAAGAAAAATATGATGTTACTGTAACAACAAATATCATAGCTACTGATGGTTCTGAAAGAGAAGACACATCTTCAATTAAGTTTTATGCACCAAGACATTTTACTACTCAAAACAGAGCAGTAACAAAAGAAGATTATGTAAATTTAATAAGAGAGAAATTTCCTCAAATTAAAACTGTAGGAGTTTATGGTGGAGAAGATGCTGTTCCACCTCAATACGGAAAAGTTATTATAACTCCAATTCCTTATGGTTCAATACCTTTTATATCTTCTCAGCTTAAGAGATCAATAACTGATTATCTTATGACTAAAACTATGACTACTGAACCTTTAATATACGATCCTGAATATCTTTATTTAAAGGTAGTAACAAATGTTTCTTATAATCCAACTTTAACGTCAAAAACTGCAAATCAATTAAAAACAGAACTGACTCAAAAAATTAAGGATTATGATAGCACTTATTTAACAGAATTTGGTAATGATTTTAGAAAATCAAAACTAATGTCTATGATAGATTCAACAGACCCATCTATTATAAGCAACGATACAACAGTAAGAATGCTTTATAAAATTGTTCCTGTTAAGACAGTAACACAAAGAATTAATTTTTCATTTTCAAATGCTTTGTATAGACCTCTTCAATATGAGTATCAACCATATGAACAAGAAGTTTTACAAAGTTCATTATTTTCTTATATAAAAAATGGTGTATCATATTCAAATGCTCTTATTACAGATGACGGTGTGGGCAATTTAAGAATTTGTTATAATCTATCTGGTGTAAGAATTGTAATTGAACCAAATATTGGTTCCGTAAATTATACAACGGGTGATATGTAATTTGATATCAATCCATTTGATTATGTTGGTTCAATTGATTTTTATGCAAAACCAAATTCATCTGATGTTACTGTAAGTGAGAGTAAATTTTTAAGATTAGATTATAGTAAAACCGTAGTCATCGTAACTCCAGTATCATAACATGTTTGTAGATTTAAAAAATATTGCTCCTCTAGTAAAAAGACAATTCCCTTCATTTTATGCAGAGGAAGCAGATAACTTTTTACAATTTATAAAAGCATATTATGAATGGATGGATGAACAAGGTGCTGAACACAAAAAAAGAAGACTTGGTGAATATAGAGATGTTGATGAAACTCTAGATGAATATCTAGATTATTTCATGAAAAAATATATGCATGGTATACCAAGAAATGTTTTATCTGATAAAAGACTCCTTGAAAAACATATATTAGATATCTATCGTTCAAAAGGTTCCAGCGAAGGTTTAAAACTTCTTTTTAGACTTCTTTATAATAAAGAAATTGATCTTTATGTACCACAAGTTGATATGTTGAGAACGTCAGCTGGTAAATGGGTTGAAAGAAAATATATTGAAGTTATATCAAAAAATAGTTCTACTCATTTTTCATATTTAAATAAATTTATTACTGGAACAACTTCAAAAGCAGTAGCTTTTGTTGAAGATTCTATAGAATTTTGTATTGGTAATCAAGTAGTAAATATATTATATATTTCTGACATAGAACTTGGACCAACTGGTAATGAATTCATGGTTGGTGAAAAAGTCATTTATGATGATTTAAAGATAGATGACGCATCAATTATTCTTGGTTCTGCTTGTGGAGCTTTTGTAGATTCTTCTGGTCCAGAAAATGCTATTGGAGACCTTCTTGAAACAACGCATGGGTCTGGTAAAAATTTAAAATTTAATGTAAAGAAACTTTTAGATTCAGATTTATCTAGAGGATATATAACATTTAAAATTGTTGATGGTGGTAATGGTTATCTTGCCAATTCAAATATTTCTATATCATATAAAACAGCTAGTACTGGATATGGTGCATCATTTAGAATTGGGTCTATATCAGATACATCACAAATACAATATAATGATAATATGTTAAATGGAGCATCATCTACTTTATTAAATTCTGTTGACTATGGCAATGATTTAAATAATTCTAGCGTTAGTACTATTTTAAATGATGCTCTTAGATTTACAACATTAACTGTTGGTAAAATTGCTTCTCTTACAGCTGCAACATCTGGAGATAGACAATATGATGGTTCATTACAAGTAAATGTAACAGAACCTAGAATTATTGGCTATGGATATTTGGATGAAAATGGAAAAACTTGGGGAAACAATGCTATAATAAGTGCAGAGTTATCTGCAGCCAATGGAACCGTGTCTGAAGTAAAACTTCTTT